TCATTTGGGTCATCGTACACTTCAATGGTCGAACATCCGCCGTTTTCATCGGGCGTCATCTCGCAATCCGTGTTTGTAGTCTGTTCAATATAAGGATCTTCTCCCATGTCGCAATACCAGTTGTAAATGTCCATTGCTGTGGCTTTCGGATTTTCATTCAAGAATGCAAGCAAGTCTTCCCTGTACCTGTCTTCAATGTCGAATCTCTCCCATGTGGTGATTTTATAATCAATTTTCATAGTTTTCCCTTTCTTTTTTTGTTTCGTTTTTGTTTGTAGTTCATTCCATACTCCAATCGCCGGCTGGTGGGTCGATATGTTTTCGCCCCCATAGCGTCTCCAATCGGTGCAGGTCGATGCCAAGGCAGGCCAAGACATTCGCGAATGCTTCAGCGTCCAAGTTGCACAAGGCGGCCTTGTCGTTTGCGTGGTATTCCATGTAAAGCGGGAATTGCAGGTCGTCGTCATGTTCCGCAATGTCGTCCACCGCTTTTGTGATGCATTCCAACACCCAAGGCGCGTCTTCGTTTGCCACCCCGGCCCCCGTAATGAGGGCAAGGGCTTGCGTCTCCCATTGTGGGGTCATACCGCCCCCCTTTCCAGCTCAGCCATGAGATTGTCAACTTCCCTTTTTCTTGGCTTTTTCGCCTTGATTACGGCATACCCTGCCGCCCGTAGAGCGGACAAGACCACCGGCAGCTGTGCGGTGAAAACTTTGCCAGTCCCTGCCGTTTGGCTTGCCAGTTCGCGCCATGCATCATCACCCGCTTTGCTTTGTGAAATAAAAGCGGTAAAAAGCCCTTGCTTGCAGTAAATCAAGTCCGCGCTCACGCGTCCCCCCCTTTCGCCTTGGCAATGACAGCGAGAGCGTGCGACAAGTCTTCATCGCTTGCCATTGGATGGGTAAGGCTTTGCAATGCGGCCAGCATCTCAGGCGCGGCGGCAATCAAACGGGCGTTTGCCTTTGCTTCATCCGTTCCGACTTCACCGCATGCGCCGGGTATGTCGCAACCTTGGCAATCGGCGACAATCCTGCCGTGTTTATCCGTGACATGCGCCCCGTCCCAATCCTCACCCGTGGCGTACATCCATGGCCCTTCTGCGTGTGTGTCTGTTTTCATAGTTTCCTTATTTATTTTTGACTTCAACAATCAGATTTCCATCCGATACCTTGGCGGTTTTTTGCCAAGCACCCGGCCTCGAAGTCCCCAGCCACTAGGGAAAGCGGGTCTTGCTTGCGTGGTTCCGCCTTTCCATAGCTAGGCGTTGCTTGTGGACTGTAGACGCGCAAGCCTCCGATGAATACGCGGTCGGATTTCTCCAAGCGATACCCTGCCGATTCTAGGGCTTCACGCGCTCCCGATGAAACGGGCGGGAAATCTGCAAAGCCATTGTTTCCCATGTTTACGGCCTGCATGACGCGCAAGGTTTCCGTGGTGATATGTGGTGAGTGGATCATCGTTTTTTTCTACGGTTCAAGGTTCAAGGTTCAAGGGTTCACTGGCACGCACGCGCATTTCCAAGTCTGAAGGGCCGCCAAGTTTTCCGCTTGTGACGGCGATGGCTAGGGCAAGCAATGCCACAAGGGCAAGGGCAAGGAAGAGGTCTGAGGCTTTCATGCAACCTCCCCTTCCATGATTGCGTTCACGATTGCACGCTGTTCCGTGAGTTGGTTAACCGATGTCGGCTCTCCGTGAACCTCCCGAACGAATGCCGTGATTGTTGGTCGGTCTTTTTGGTAGACTCGCCCAAGGTCAATCAGCTCACGGAGTGAGTGCCCCGTCCAATTTTTGTGTTCCATCGTTGCCTCAATCATCGTTGTTTGTTTCGTTGTCATATCGTGGTTTGGTTTGGTTTGGTTATTGTTTGGCATTCATCGCGTGGATAAAGCCGCATTCCCATGCGTCAACCAATAACCCATCGGTAAACGGGCAAATGGTTCCGATTCTGCCTAGTAAGTAAGCTTCAATTAATTCTGGTTCTGGATTCATCGTGGTGGTTTGTTTATTATTGGTGTGCCTTGTTTGCTGGCAACGAGAGCAATCTAAAACATGGCGGGGAAATTGCCAATAACTATTTGCGAATAAGTGAAACTATTTTCATCAAATATTATTGACAAGCCATCAAACCCTTTAAAACAAAGCGTTTCCGCAATCCCATGCCATGAATAAATTTCACGGCCAGCGTTAACTTTCAAGCCCTAGGGAAACCAAACCGCCAAGGCGCCAAGCTTCGGAGCGTCTAGTAACTCCCTATAAGCGTTAGGTGATGAAGCAAAGCAGAGAGGGAAGCAGAAGCAAAGGGAACAATCCAAAGGCATTGGGAAATCACATGATCCATTGGGAAATCCATTCACCTTCTTAAGAGAAACAATCACCGCTTGAGGATTCTGGCTTGCTTTATTCGGGCGATGACTTGAAACAAACTTGTACGCCCTCTTGCCTCTGGCGGATTCTACCCATGATCTGCTGAAGTTGTCAAGAGGAAATGTGTTAGTGCAACTTAATTGCGTTAAGGGGAAGCCACGAGATGTGCCACGCGCTAGGCTAATACATTAGCAATCCACTACAGATTGTATGCTCTAACCTTAGCGCGTCAGTAATGATTCCGGCATGCCAATCCACAAGCCAAGCGCATGACTTAAGCGTCACATTCAAACGATCGTTCACATTGCCGGCACAGATCACATGAACACTGTTCGCATGAACACTAGGACAGGCACGGGGGGGCGGGGGTTGCACTTTTAGAACTTGTAACAATAAGCATCGGAAAGGTTGCCAAACTAAAACTGAGCAATTGGCCTTTGCTGTTTTTTATTTTCACCTTTACACGAATGAGGTTTTATGCAACAATCTATCATGAGTAAGGAGGTCGCACCGAGAATAGGACATGTAAGAGAAGATGGTCGCGTTTATAATGGAAAGAATCCATGCTTCAAAAGTGGTGAACACTGGGCGACAATGGAATCATTTCTTAAGAGGAGAGGTGCATCATGGTATGAGAAAAGGGCCATAATGGATAAAAATGTGAAAGAACGGGCTTTAAAAAAAGAAGCTGCTGCTAAACGAGCCATGAAGGCTAAGGCTATCCGCGAGGAGAAAGAAAGATTAAAGCTACTAAGCCCTAAAAAAGGGGAGATGACGATTGAAGAGAAAAACCAGAGAAACCGAGAAGCACAACGCAGATATTATCTGAAAAAGAACCAAGCTAAGATTGAGGCTCGCAAAAAGGCCAAACTGGCAAAAGTTATTGAGAACCAAGCTAAACGCGCTGAAAGGGCCAAAATATCTGCTGAAAAGGCATTGGCTAAATCATTGCGTCCAAAGCGTATCGTGCTAACCGACGAGCAAAGGGCAGAGGCTAAGAGGCAAGAAAATCGGAATTACAAACACGCCAGAAGGGCCAGGATTAATAACTGCGAGGTAAAAGCCACTCCTAAAATGGTGGAGGAGGCTAGGAATCGAGCTGGAGATCGCTGCTACTACTGCGGTAAAAAAGCCGAGTTGACCTTGGATCATTTTGAACCATTAGCAAAAGGTGGGGCGCATTGCGTGTCAAATTTCGTGTTTGCTTGCCATCCATGTAATTCTCGGAAGCGGGATTTAGATCCGTTTGACTTTATGGCATCAAATTTGGCGGTTGGCTTCTAGACCTACTATTGGAGATTGTTGGTGTGATTCGGCGTTAGTGGGTTGGTTCCCGTTCGGGGTTATTTGTGGATAGGTCTAGTGTATTGTGCTTAAATGTGCTAGATAGGTAACATTTGTGGCATTTGCGTGCCTTTTTTGAGATTATCCAAAGCCCAAAGCGGTCGAAGATTTGTGTAATGGTTTAAGCGGACAACATCCTCAATAGTCTTTGCTGAAGCTAATGGGACGATATGATCCACATGCCATTTGCCTCGATTGGCCCAGCTCATTCCGTCAGTGAACTGAGCCTCTATGTGATTTTTTAATGCCACCCAATCACATCCAATGATTGACTGTGCCTTGGAGAATTTGGTGTAATTCCTGTCCCTAAAGGATTGTCGGACGAGATTTCTAATATTCTCTCTAAATGCGTACAATTGGTCTGAGTGTCGCCTTTCAAGCCTCCTTTTGCGTTTTACCTCATTAGCGTGTTCTTTGTTACGCTGGTAGTAGTCACTTGCGTTCTGTCGGTGCTTTTCTTTATTTGTCTCTCTCCATTGTTTGTTCAGCAATTTATGCTTTTCTGGGTTTTTTGTTCTTTGCTTGGAAGCGGCCCTTCTGAGGGACTCTTGTAATTTTATTGCGGAATCCCAGTTTACCCACCATTCTCCACTTGTGGTCTTGGTTGTGTATTGCCAAAACACCTTTCCGTCAGGCCTAACATCCCACCTTTTCCACCTCCACTCTGAGGTGTTGACAATATCCTTAATATCGTGTAATTCCAATTCAGCCTTCTGCATAACGGTAATTGCTTTAGGTTAGTCGATTCCCTAGCTGCAACTTGGGGCATCGGCGTTAACTTTAAATCAAATAAACGCTTAGTCAATAAATTTATGCCAAGGGGAGATTCTTATCAATTACAAGGCCAAATGGGTGGCATCGTGCTTACTGGTGCTGACAGCGCGACTGGTCTATTCCGTTGGATTCAAGCAATTACTGACAGTGTAATTGAGTCTGGTGCTGGTGAGACTGCTGGTAACTTGGATGACATTTCCAACCTTGATGGCAAGACGCTTGCTGCTGGGGCTGGCATTGGTGGCATCTTTACCAAAGTTCAAATTAGCTCTGGTACAGTTATTGCGTATTACGCATAATGTCCCAGTTTAGGTCTACTGGTGGGTTGGATGACGCGATTGCCGCCGATGGTGATCGTGGATTCTTTGGTGTAAACCAGAGATTGCAGCTTAACCAGTTGGAGGCAGGTGAGGTAAGGGAGAGCCTTAATGGGCGTATGGAGGGCTTCTGGAGGCCGCGCAAGAGCGTAGTGTCTGTTAGCCCTGTGCTGACTACTGGAGGCACTCCGTTGAACCTTCCGTTCCACATCCTTCCTAGCCCATTCTACTTGGCTATTACCGCTGTGTCGTATGCCGCGAATGTGGTAACGATTACCGTGGTTGGACATGGTTTGACTATTGGGGTGGCTGGCAACCTTACGGTTAGCGATATCACCTTTACTGGCACGAACAACAATGGGGTTAAAGCTGTGACTGCGGCTACCGTGGACACATTGACCTTTCCTGTTACTGGCGTGACTGCTGTAGCACTAGGGGCGACTCCAAGGATTACACAGATCAACATTAACGATGCCGCCGCCAGCGATGTGTTGGCATCCTGCATGTTCTCTGACCCTAACGAGTCCAACAAGGAATACATCATTGTTGCGCTGGAGACTCTGGCGAAGAAGATCGACCTTTCTACGACACCCTACACGGCAACGACCATACCGTATCCCGTGGGAGCCACCGTTGGGAGTAGCTGCGATATGTTGCAGTGCTTCGACAAGGTGATGATCATGCGGGATGGGCAACAAGCTCTTGAGTGGTATCCTAATGGAAGGGCTATTCTTTCTGCGTCCTCCAACGCGACCGCTAGTCCAAATACCGTGGTGACAATGAAGGTTCGTGAACACGGACTTACGGCTGGGTCATCCGTGGTTATCGCTGGGCTTACTAGTGGCACTCCTCCTAATGGGACATTCACGGTGGCAACAATCGTCGACCAAGACTCATTTACCTTTGTGGCATCTGGGATTTCTACTAGCACCACATTTGTAACCACGGTAGCCACCATGACTGATGGGTTCACCCTGTCCCCCGGTGGTGCTTACACCCAACCACAGACATTCAACTCTAGCGGTAATAATGTTTCTGTGTCAAATGGCTTAGTTTCGTTAGACATTACTGGAAATACCACAGTTTTTGCTGGCGATATTGTCGTTATTTACGAAACGACCATCCCAGAATTTACGGCAATTGTTGGAAAACAGTTTCAAGTTACCTCTGCTACTGCGACTAACATTCAATTCTACGCTCCAATCGCCAACATAACAGCAAGTGGCAGCACAGGGCAGGTAGAGTTTGGCGGCAGGTTCACAGAAGGCGGTGGATTCATGCACCAGCCGGGTGCGCCTTGGGCTACCTACTTCCAGCGTAGGTTGTTTGTGCCATTCTACTACTCCCAATCTGGCACTTTTAGCGCACCAGTCTACACTAGCAGGAAAATTTCCGATGAAATTGCGGTTTCTGACCTACTGGACACTACGACCTTTGACCAAATCGAGAACCAGTTCCGTATTACTGGCGGTACTGCCGACTATGTGGTGGCGATGCACGGGTTCTACGACGATTCTTTGGTGGTATTGAACCGTAATAGCATCCACCTTGTGGCCCAGACCCAAGGAAGCCTGTCTGACACCGTGGTCAAGGAACTTACTGGTGAGGTTGGGTGTTTGGCTCGCAAGACGGTGGTCATGCAGGCTAACAACATGCTATTCTTGGCCGACGAGGGCATTTACGGGCTGACCTTCCTCAATGATTACAACCTTCGCGGCACGGAGGAACCACTTTCTAAGAACATCCAGCCGTATATTGACCGCATTAACAAGAATCTTGCGGGTGATTCGGTGGCGGTTTACTTTAACAACCGATATTACATCGCAGTCCCGTTGGATTCTGTAGCTGGAGGTAACGATGCCCGTGGAAATAACGCGGTTCTGATCTACAACTTCTTGAACAAGGGCTGGGAGTCGCTGGATACCTATGGAGATTCTAGGTTTCTAATTAAGAACTTCATCACGGCAAGTGCTGGCGTTCGCAATAACTTGTACGCTGTTAGCGCAAATGGTGGCTTGCACCAAATTGACGCTTCCGACTCGTCCGTAGACCGCTTGAGCGTTACGAATGAAAGCACAGATGTGGTTACTCCCACAATCAACTCGTATGTGACTAGCCGTGGGTACGACTTCAAGACCCTTGAACGCAAGAGGTTTACAGACGCACAGGTTCAAATGCAGAACTTGTCTGGGGAAACTGGCGAGTATGACATTGCGTTTGCCACCGAAGATCCAGACTCAGCAGAAAGCATAGGAACCACCACCACATTCCTTGGTGGTCAGATTCTATCACCTAGCACCGCTGGTGAGGCTGAAACCGCAAGCATCCGATGCAGACTTGGTGGACAGCGTGGCTATACTGGGACTATCACATTGACAAGGACTATCGGTTCACCTAAGATCCACTCTATTCAAGTGGCGGGTTCCATCACTAATAGACAAATTCTATCACAAAAATAATATGGGAGTTGTAAATACAACCTACACATTTACAAGCACTGACACAATTACTAGTGCTAAGATGAATAACATCATTGATGATACG